GGTCATAGCCGTTCATGTACACGCGGGTCTTCGTCCATGTGAACATCATTTGAAGCACCGGGCTTGCGTCCAGCCACTTTGCCATTTCTGCCCACAGGACGTTATCCAGCTGTTGCATCGTGGGGGCGGTGCAGACGATGCGCGGGTAGGAAAAACAGGCAATGAACCACCACATAAGATTGGCTTCCAATGCCGTTTTGCCCACGCCCTGCCCGGAACGGATGGCAACACGCCGATGCTGTGATACCGCCACAGCCGCCTCCCGCTGCCATGGATCCGGCTCAAAGTGAGTCACTTCCTTGAAAAAAAGGAGCGGGTCTTTGCGGTACCGCGGTATTCTTCTTTGGAAAAACTCACGGCGTGTCATCGTCCATCCCCTCTGCGGCCTGAATGGCTGCTACCCAGTCGTCAACCAGTTCGCTCTTTCCGCCGCCGCTCATATTGCGCAGTTCGGCCAGCTGTTTGATGCACTGGGCTTTCTGCCGCTGTACATCGGTCAGGAGCTTGTTCAAGCGCTCTATGATGAGGTAGGACGCTTCCAGAGTGGAATTTGTCAGGGTTTCATTGCCCGGCAAACGCTCCCCGGCGGCTACTTTGGCATCAATGGCATCCACATAGGCCTGCAAATCATTCTTTTCCTTTTCAGTGTCACCATCCAGCCGCTTGAAATTCCTGCTTCTCTTGGATGTGGTCTGCGTCTGAACATAGGCTCCCTCTTTGGAATAGTGGGAGATACGCTCCAGCAGATAGCCCTCACGGGCGGTCAGCAGCTTCAGCTCGTTTATGAGCAGTTCTTCTGCATCCACATCTTCGTCACAGGCATCCAACAGCTGACGGTGTTCCTCTGTCCAGCTTCGGAACATCAGTTCAGACCAACCGCCATGCTTGACGGCGTTGCGGTTTCCCTTGGGCGCACCTGCTCCAACGGCATTGACATTACCCGGCGGCGCGCCCTGCTTTGGTCTTGTTTCAGGGTCAGGTGCGGCGGGTGCATCCTCTGGGTGCAGGGTGCGTTTTGCGGGTGCATCTGCACCCTGCGTCCAGTAGCGCTTGCGCCATGACTTTACTGTGTTGATAGACACGTCCAACTTCTTGGAAATCTCGGTGCAGGACAGACCTTTTTTATACAGGGTGTAGCCTTTATCCCGCTTGTCCATCTACATAGTCACCATCCTCCTTTGTTTGTTTCTGCTCAAACTGGCAGGCGGAACACAGAGCGCTCGCTACACGATGCCGTCAGCGGCGGTCTGCATTTCTCGTGAAGAAATAGAAAAAAGGAGTATCCAACAGCGCCAGACAGGCTTTCAGAAGATACTGCCCGATGATAATACCGATAAGCTGCATCCGGCCCTCATGGGTATGCACCCAACCCAGACCGAAGCCGAAACTGATGACCGCATAGATCACCGTGTCCCAAATCTGGCTCGTGATGGTGCTGCCGTTATTCCAGAGCCAGCGGCCACCCTTGGTACTGCCATGCTTGGCAATGTAGCGGTCACGGATTGCATGGAACACGGCCACATCCCACGACTGGGAAACGAGGTATGCGGACAGACTGCCGATGACGAAAATCCAGTTCTGCCCCAGCAGGGTTTGATAAGCATTGTCCATGACGGCATCCGTCGCAGGAAAAACGCCGGTGATCATAATGCAGGCGGTGGCAAAAATCTGGCCGATGAAGCCATACTTCACCACGCGCTGGGCTGTTGCCTTGCCCCAAATCTCGCCGATGATGTCTGTGCAGAGAAATGTGACGGCGTAGGTGATGGCACCGCCGCTCAAGGCCAGCTCGATGGGGCCGATATGCAGGCCGGTGGTAATGGTTCGTGCGCCGGTCACATTGGCAATGACGATGCTGATTGCAAACAACGTAATCAGGATCACCAAATTCTCGTTTGTCTTTTTCATTTTTGCTCCTATTCTTGTGAGCCTGCGGCTCGTGTATATTTCTGTTTGCAGATGGTGGCGCACAAGCTGGCTCTCGCTCCATAGAGAAGCGTTTTATCTGTCAGCTCTAGCCCCCTGCCCTCTGTAATGGTCCTCACCGCGGATAGCCGCTGTTCTATGAGGTCTTTTCGGAACTGATTGATATGTGCCTTTTGGTTTCCATCATCGAACCAGCCGTATTTAACCCCGGATAGCCAGCTGGTGCTGTCTGCGGAGGTACAGAAGCTGTTCTGTGCGATCATCTTCACATCGGTGCATCCCAAAAGGTGGATGTCGATCTCAGGTTTGCGGTTTTTGATGTAGTGGGTCAGATAGCGGGTGTCCTCCCGGAACGTCTTCGGCTTGATGATGCGCAGCTCCGGGATGCTCAGGGCTATGTAGTCGCTGAAATCTATCATGCTGTCCAGTCCCCGCATCCCATCCTCAAAATGGAATACGTTGATTTGGGGGTTATCCAGCAGCTTCTTCATCCGCTCCCGGAAGTACCACGCTTCCCTCACGCCCAGCACTTTCTGGCAGTCCAGCTCGACACAGGTGCATCGGAGATTGTTCTGCTGCACGAATGCTATGAGCTTGTCCTGCCACTCGGTCAGGCTTTCCAACGTCTGCGTCTGCCCTTTCCCGGCACCGAACATCAGCGTGAACAGGCCGCTATCCTGTATCACATGGCGGTTGACTGTATCCTGCACACGGATCACATGGTCTGCCGGGAGCCGGAAATCATCATCCGGGCGGCACTTGAGAATGTACTTGTAACAGGAAAACAGCCGGTATTTAGTTTGTGCTGCCAGCAGGGCGGCGTAGAATATCTCTCCGCCGTCGCTCCCGGCAAAATGCACTTTGATGTTGTTATCGAACAACTCGCGCACCCCCAAACCCATCTTCAAGGACGGTGCAGGATGTGGAGTTTTCAAACTGGTTCAGAATTTCAGCGGCGATGTCCTCACAGGAGCGCCGCCCAAAATGACAAGCGCCATCCTCATCCCCATACTTGGAGAGAAGATAGCGCTTGATTGCATTCTGTTGGCTGATGATTTCTATTTCACGGTTTGCATTGTGAACTGGAAACTCTGCCGTAATAAAAAAGATATGACGGTGTGAGTTTTTGAGATATGCGAGTTCTCCATCAGCCTCCGGCCAGCAGTGAAAGCCCTCCATCTGAAGTGCGCATATCACATACTGTGTCATGCCGCATCCTCCAGACGGTACGCAAAGCCCATGTCCTTGAGAACGTCCACGAGGGTGGTTGCATCCTGTTCAGACAGATTAGGCACAATGACGGTCTTTTTCCCGCCGGGCTGGACTGCCTGCACCTCATTGGGTGCGGGTGCAGCGTTTGGGTGCATCTCTGCATCCTGTGCCGGGGCTTCCGGTGCAGGGGCGGCAGCGGGTTCCTCGGCCTTGGGCTTTGCCTGAACCCCGGAATCAAAGAAATTATTGATATAGGGTTCAGAGCCGGGTAGTTCGTACTCGTGACCGCTCTCCGCAAAGGATGCAACCAGTGCGTCAACCTCATGCTGGTCGAAGCCTGTCACCTCAACATCGAAGCCGGCAGAAAGATCCTGCAGGACGGCAGACAGCTTTTCATTGTCCCACTGGCCGCTGATTTTATTCAGCGCCAGATTCAGGGCCTTTTCATCCTCAAGGGACAGCTGCACCACACTGACATCCACTTCCACCGCGCCGGTCGCCGCCAGCACTTTCAAGCGCTGGTGGCCACCAATCATGTTGCCAGTCTTCTCATTCCAGATGATAGGCTCAACACAGCCGTACTTTTCGATCGACCGGGCAATCTTCTGATATTCCGGGTCGCCGGGCTGCAAATCCTTTCTCGGATTGTAGGGTGCTGCATTGAGCAGGCTGATAGGTACTTTTCTGATTTCCATGAATTGCTCCTTATGATGACCTGCTTTCAGACAGCCCCGGCGGCGAACCGGGGATGACTGAAAGCACGATTTCCCGCGCAAAGGAGCAACGCGGGGCGAAAAAATCCTCCTTCCCATAAAAATGGCGGCGCACATCAGATGATCTGCACCGCCCGGCTTTGTTTAGGATTTTGTAGCATAATAATACCATGCCTTGCGCCTTGCGTCATCAGAAAGCATTGGAAAGCATTCGTACCGATTGGAAGTCATTGGAACCCATCAGAAACCATTGGAAGTCATCTGACAAACTACGCTTTCCACCCGTGGCAGGCAAGCAAAAGAAAAAGCCGCTGAATCAGCATTTTCACACTGAAGCAGCGGCCTTTTGAATTTGGTTCAGGCTATCTTTTTGAGGTAATTATATGCCATCTTGCACACTCCGGCTTCGGTATAGTACCGTCCGAGTGTTCCTGCGATCTCTGCCCATGAGCGGCACCGCACGAAACGGAGCCTGAAAATCAGGCGCATCCGCGGGTCTGAAATCGACACGCAGAATTCTTCTATTGCTGGAAGCACCCTCTCGGCTTCGGCTTCAAGCTCTTTGATGCCGGCATCCAAATCTGCCAGGTCTGCGGCCAGATCACCAACCTTGTCACGAACACCGGGAGTATGGGGCATTCCTGACAGTGACGGGGATGCTGGCCCCATCTTCTGGCACATGTTCTCGTAGATTTCTTTGTCCTCATCAATCTGCTTGCGAAGCGTTAAGTATCTGGACAGCTCTTGCACCGTCATACCTGACCTCCAGTAATATGTGCGCGGCCTCCAATTTGTAGAGGTGCTACCCAATTATTTTAGCACATTTTACGGCAAAAATACAGGTCTTGCAGTCGGATTATTTACGGATGAACGGGCAATCCACGCCCAGCCAGATAGGCGGCTGTCCATTGCCGATCACCGAGAACCACAGCCGCCCGGTCAGCAGGAGCTTGATACGCTCCCATAATGTAAGATGCCAGCAGGAGATCACCTGTCCCTCTCCCCGGAAAGCTGGAAGCGCTTCGCACTTGTCTTCCATGCCCTCCGGCGGGTTATAGGTGATGTTCTGCTCACGGAATGGAATAGGAGTCATGCGCTTTCCTTTCTGGCGCGGATCGTCACGCCCTTGGGGGTGATCGTCACGACCGCATTCAGCGCCCGCGCCGCATCCACCATCGTGTCCATCCGAGGATTTCCGTAGAGTTCCCTGTAGCCCATCAGGTTCCGTGCAGTATGCGGGGACAGCCCTGACTTCCGGCTAAACTCGCTGAGGGTCATCCCCCGGAGCTTGCGAATCTCATTCAGTGTCATCATCGGCCCTCCTAAGCGCCACGCTTTCTTCTTTCAGCCAGTCCTTGATGCAGTGGAAGCAATGTTCCCTGCTCCGGCAACGGCTCGTCTGCTTCCGCTGGACGAATTCACAGAGCAGCTGGGTGAAATTTTCCCGGATGTCTGCATCCGACATCGAACGGATAAAGTCACCGTTGGTCATTTCTGCGGTTCCTCCATCAGCTCCATCAGCCGTTCTTTGGCGCGGGTCAGCACATCGATCTGCCGCCGGGCTTTCTTCTGTGCCGCCGGCATGGCCGCTTTCAGCGCCGGGGAGATTGCATTGAACACAGCCCCCGCATACCCCGGCATATTGTCGGTGCGCTCTGCATCGGAGATCAGCTCCTGCAAATCAGTGAGGAGCTGGACATCTTTTTGAAAACTTGACATCAGGCATTCCCCCTCCCTCAAGACAACATGGGAATAAGGAAGAACCAAAGCAACTTCCAATTCCCTGTCACATAGATAGCAACAGATACTGCGATGCTCACGGCGATCCACTTTACGGCTTCGGCCATCTTAATCCACATCATTCTGAGCATCCCCTTTCTTCCACATAGCACCAACTCTGCGGCGCTTCATACAGGATGCAGCCATCGATTGCACAGGTAGGCGGATCCATGTAGTTGCCGGACGGTTGATAGTTCTCGCAGTCTGCATTGCCGCAAACACCAGTCCCGTTCATGCCACAGAAGCCGTGCCGAGAGAAGTCCTCCAGCTTGAGCGGTTCCTCGTAGAGCTTCAGCTGAGAGATCTGCCAGCCGTATACCGGCTCACCCTGCGCATACTTTACGATTTCATCAAGGGTCAGGCAGCTTTCATACAGCGCCGGGAAGCGCTTGATGCTGATGCCCTTACCGATCGGCCTGAACACATCAAAGCCGGTGCAGGTGAACTCACCGAAAACAAGGCCGCTCCCACGACCGCCATCCATGGTCTCATAGATATAAACCTTGAACGGCACTTCCAGCTTCGGGCAGGTCTTGCGGACCTCAACCGTCTTGCGCCCCCGCCGGATCAGGTCACACCACTTGGGCTTGATGCTGATAAGGACTGCTTTCATGTGCTCACCTCTTCTTCCAAATATTTTTTATCGTAAAACATTCCGTCCTCGGAAATGTCAAACTCCTCATGCTCCCAGTATGCGCCGCAAAAACTGCCGCATGATGCTGTCATCGAATTTATGGGACCGGCATCGGTGACGATGTACCGTTTGGACAGTTTCCCGTTCATCAGAACTTTGTAATCTCGTGATGTCTGATAATACTCGGAAACTATAATTTCCCCGCCGCACAAAGGGCATCGAGCACGGATTGCTTCTTTCACTTCCTGTCCACCTCCGCGCACGCCTTGCGGCACATCTCGCACTTTTTGTACGGTTCATCAAGCCAGCAGTTGAATAACAGGCACTTAGGTTTTCTATATTCCGGCGGTGCCTTATTTCCGTGTGTCTGGGTACGAATTGCATGGTACTTGCACACTTCTTCTCCCCAAAAGTCCCCACCGAAACTGCATTTTCCATATTCCGGTGACACTTCATGCGAAACTGTGATGGTTTTTTCTTTCATTGCTTTTCTTCCTCCGGCGGCTCCAGCAGCGGCACCCACAAGTGTCATTGCTTCCGCCCTCATTCATGGTACATACGCTTGTTGCGGTCCCACTTCATCGTGACCGGGTTGCCGCACTTGCAGGGCACCGTGATTTCGGGGTCTTCCAGATTGGTGCGGCCGTGGGCTTCAAAGTCACAGCAGGGGCAGGTGAACTCATACCGTGTCAGGTTGTCCAGCTGAACTTCCCCGCCGCAGCGGCA